GTGGGCCGCTCGACGCATTACCATGCGACTTACGTGAAGCCGCGCTGGGCGCGCGCGCTGACTCGCATGGATATGATCGGGCGCCACATCTTCTACCGGCTCAAGCCCGGTCAGACCTGACGCGCCGTGTAGCGCGCCAAATCAAATGCGAGTCCGCGACAGATCATATGATGTAGCCCCCAATCTGAGCCAGAGGGCCTGTGAGTAGCCTTCACATGGCCTTTGAAGCCGCCGCAATCGTGATCTTGGTCTGGTCCTATCAGGGGATCAGCGATCCAACTCCGGGAACCTGCGCATCCACGCCCCGAATTCGACCGGATAGACCCGCCGCCAGTCCTCCCAGACGCCCTGCGCTCTTGTTACGCCGCCCGCGCCGGCGGCGAAGGCGATTCCTGATCGCGTCACCTTGCGCCCTCGCGTCGCCAGATCGTAAAGGCGCAACCACGGCAGGCCGCGAGAGACGAGATAGGCCCATATGTCGTCGGCGCACCAATCCCCGAGCGGAGCTGCGATCCTCCGTCCATCCTTCTTTTCGTAGGACAATCCGCGGGTGCGTAGGTTGAGCCGACGGCCAACCGACTCCTCCTTGCAGATGCCGATCAGCGTCCCTGCCGCCCTGGCGCGTTTCTCGACCCGCTTCGCCGCGGCGTCATACTCCTTCGCCCACCAGGCCAACGCTTGGCGCTGTTCGGCCGTTTGAGCCTCCGAAAAGCCGCTGCCGGCGCGCTCGAACATCTCCCATTCTCCAGGCGTCGTCTCCTCCAAATAAATGGCCTTGGAAAATTCCTCGAGCGCCAACGTCTCGTCTCTCACGCGGTCCTCGTCAGCTATTCGCTCAGCCGGGTTGGGGTAGCGCAAATTGACGATCGGCATGGTTCGGCACGCCGTCACGCATAAATGCGCAAGAACAACCGAATCCTTCCCCCAGCTCGTGGAGACGCAATAGCCGCGATGCGCCGCGATCAGCTCCAGCGCCGCCGCCACGCGGCGCTGAAAAGCCGGGCGTGCGGCGTGGGCGAGATATCCCGCGCGCTCGATCGGGGTCATGCCGCTGGTCCGATGCAGGCGCGGTGCCAGGGCGCGTGCCAATAGGGCGGCGTCCATGAGGCTAACGGCTTGACGACGCCATCGGGTTGGCGGCCCGCGTAATACTCGACCGGGGCGTTGCGCATGGCGACGATCTCCTCGACAGAGCGCGCGCCGGCCGGTGTCACGGTCCAGCGGCCGACGCGGCCATAGCCGATCGAGCCCTTTTTCCCCACATGCGTCACCGCGGCGAGCAATCGCTCGACCTCGTCCAAGGCGCCAACGCAGAGCCCGAAGAGCCGGTCGACCGCCGCCGTCTGCATCGGCACGCGATATTCTTTCCAGCGCCCCGCCGTCGTCACCGCATTCATACGGCTTCCCAAATCAGCGCGATGCCCTGGATTGCGCTTGTGCCAATACTCCGCCCCGCGCGCGGCCTCGGCGGCTGGAGTGAGGTCGGACGCGGCCCACAGCGGCAGGCCATCCTGCGACACCCAAGCCAGCTCGATCGGCAGCGGGATAACAGCCGCCGTGTCGAAACTGCTCGGAGCCGGGTGCAGGGTCATCGCCGCGCTGGACAGTATCCCGTCGAGATGCAGCGCTCCCAGGCCGACGACCGGAGTCGCCAGCTCTGCGAAGACGACGAGCGGCTCCTTCGCCGCCGTCGCCCATTCGTCGCGCTGATCCTCCCAGCTCTTGGTGCGCACGCCGCGCCGGAAGGGCGAGACGCGCGGGAGGGGCGCCAGGGCTCCCCAATCGCTCAGGCCGCGCATAGCGTCTTTGCCGTGCCAAGCGTGCCGGAGATGAGGCCCGCGCGCATCTCGTCTCTGCGCGCCTCGACATGGGCGACATAGAGATCGCCGGTGGGCGCGCCATTGGTGAGGGTCGCCATGCGCCCGCGCCCCTGTCGGCTCTGGCCGCCAAAGAACCCGTCCCAAATCGATAGCGCATGGCCGATCGCCGATAGCGTCACATCTGGCGTGTGATGGTCGGTTGTAAGTTCGACGAGGATCTTCGCCCCGGCCGCCAGCGTCTCGTAGCCGTAGAGCATCTGATTGCCGGCGCTTTCGGCGCCCGTCCCGCGCACGCGCGTTTCGTCGGCAAGGAGATCGTAGGCGCTGACCGCGCGCGCCTCTTCGACCAGCTCCGGCGCGACGCGCTCGATCGCCTGGGCATATTCGCTCGCGACAATCCACGCGCAAATTTTGAGGCGCGAACGCGGGAGAATGAAACCGTCGACCGCGCCGCCAATAAGGTCAAGGCTCGGATAGAGCCGCTTGACGGCGTGCCCGAGCGTGATCTCGTCTCCAGGAGCGCGCGATCCAGCCGCCATGGCGCCCCCGGAATAGAGCAGATTGACCACGGCCTGCGGCAGGCTCCCCCGCTCGATCCCGAGCCGCGAAACGAGGTCGTCAGCGAGCGTCTCGCGGAAGACGACTCCGCGCAGGGCATTCTCGGAGATGCTCGGCACGCGGCCCGGCTTGCCGTCGACGAGCATCTGTTGGCGCATGAAGAGCCGCGTATTTGTGGAGTTGTCGACACCCGTCACTGTATCGCCGTGGGAAATCGGGGTGAGGGCCTGCAAAACGATTTTAAAGCGCATTTGAGCGTCCTTTAAATTGGCATGTCATCATTCAGGGATGGGTCGGCCGCGGCCTCATTCGCCAGTTCTTCCTCCGGCTCCTGCCACGCGCGGCGCGTCGCCTTGTCGGCGTCGTGGAGCATGCGAGCGAGCGAGACGATGCTCGCTGTTTCCGTCGCGAGACGCATCAGCACGGCGCGGCCGTCCGGCGCCGAAAGCGCCGCGACGATCGCCTGATCCGCTTTCTTCGGCGGCACAGGCCAGCTCATCCGCCGCAGGAGGATCGCCCAGAACCGTGTGAGATTGTTGGCCTGGACCGCAGAGATTTCGACGCGTCCCGCCAGGACGGCGTAGCGCGCGACGCCGGAAAACAGCCCGGTCCCATCGCGCGAGTTAAAGCAGTCGAGGGCAATCTTCACGATCTGAATAGCCGCGCGCTGCGGCGGCTCAAGGGTTTCGACGAGTTGGGCTGCGCTTGGCATCCTGCTTCTGCTCCTTGGTGACGCCAGCCATGATGAGAGCTGGCAAAAATTCCGGACGGCCGCGCAAGGGTGCGAGGCTTTGCTCTAGCACGAGCGCCTGCGCCGGATCGCTCGACGCGCGGGCATGATCGGCAAAAAGTCCCGAGCGCACGCTCGCCTTGGACCATCCGCGCCGTAGCGCCGGCAAAATCGCGTCGATCGCCGCGAGACAGTCGGCGAGGCCGAAATCGACCCATTGCGAGAAGTCGTAGTCTGTCGCGTGGACATAGAGCCCGAAACGATCAATCGTCGCGACGCGGCATCGCGGCCATAGGCGCGGCTTGACGTCCGTCGTCAGCACGCCGGTGACGCGCGCGTCTTTGGGCAGAGCCGCGAGATCGCGGATGATCTCGATCCATGGCCGTTTATCGGTCACGACGCTCTCGAGCGAGATGACCGCATATTCCAGCTTGTTCGACGTCGCGACGAAATTTCCGGGCCTTCCCTTTCCTGCGGAGAAGAGCCATGCGCAGGCGTCGCAGACGCCTGTCGATCCGAAGCGGAACACATTCGCATGATCCGCCATCGTCGGCGTCTCGATCTCCGACAGGACGACCCCGCCATCAGACTCATGGGAGCAGACAGCACAGACGAAATGTGACGCTATGCGAGGATACGCATGCGCGGGACGGCTGGCTGCCTTCCAAATGATTTGAGATGCGCTCATATTTCCTGCCCTTATGGTCGGCGCGCGGGCCGATCCGCCAAGACTGACCCGCGTCCGGGGCAACCCGGCCCCGCTACCCTGCCTGCTGCTGCTCCTCCTTCGGCTCGCAATCCATCCGCACCACCAGCCCATCGGCCGAGAAGCCGAAGAGCCGGCGCTTCACCGTCCATTCCCCGTCGTCGTCGTCGCCGAAGCCCTTCGTGGTCGCGACGCCGCCGGGCGCCAGCCCGACCTGGCCGGGGGCGCGGGTGCAGTTGAACCTCTTGGTCTCGCGGTCGAACTTCTTCTTGCGCGAGAGCGCGATCCACTTCGCCTCGACCTGAGTCCCGTAGATTTGCGGGGCGACATAGTCGGGAACGCCGTCGCTCTGGACGCCGCCCTGGCTCTCCTCGGTCGAGCGCTTGGCCTTTGAGCGGTCGTAATGCACCGCCTTGCCCTTGCCGCGCTCGTTGCGCGCACCCTGGCTGAAGGAGAAGCCCTCGCAATCGTTAGGCGTGATGGTCTCGCTGCCGGCGTCCTGGCCGGACGCCGTCTTGCCCGCGCCCTTCTTCACGAAGACAAGCTTCTTGTTCTGGAATTTCGACAGCGCGTTGAACTGCCGGGCGAGGCGGGTCACGAGATGCATGTCGGACTCGCCGGTCTGGGCGATGATTTTTTCGATCTCGATCGACCCCAGCTCCTCGTCGACCGCCAGCTCGAGCTGATTGTCCTTGGCGACGTCCTCCAGCACGTCCTTGAGCTTCTTGCCCTTGGTCCAGCTGCGGGTCTTCTGTTCCTTGAGCGTCTTCTTCAGATCGGCCGAGTGGCCGGTGATCTGGAACTCGGCGCGCGGCCCGTTCTTGACGATCTCGGTGATGACGAACTGGCCGACCTTGACGGCGCCCGTCTCCTTCCAGCCGAGCCGCACCATCACCGTCTCGTCGGTCTTTGGCTTCCTCAGCCGCCCGTCATAGTTCGAGACCGCGATATGCAGCTCGTCGGCGTGCTCGCCGTCATATTCGACGATCTGGCCGGACAGCGTGCGCTTCTGGAAACCCGAGAGCGGCGTCCCGCCGAGCGAGATTTCGACGAAGGGCGTCATGACCAGAGATCAATCGTGGCGATCTCGCGCGGCGCGGGCGCCGGCAGATCGGGAAGAACAATCGTGACGTTCTCGGGCAGGATCGGATCGCGCTCGCAGAGGCCCGGATTGGCTGCGAGGATCACCTCGGTCGTCCCGCCATGCTCGGAGCCGTAGTAGCGATAGGCGATGGCGTCGAGCATGTCGCCCTGCTTGGTGACGTAGGTCCGGCTCATCCCTCATCCTCCGCTTCGCGGCGGCGATAGTCTGCGACCTCCTCCGCCGTCATCAGGCGCCAATCGTCGGCGGTTCCTGAGCCAATCAGGTTGGAGATGACCCCGTCCACGTCGACCTTCTGGGGGTCGATCTGGGCGATCGAGCGCAAGCCGGCGATGCCGACCTTGGCCTCCAAGCCAGTCGAGGGCGACGTGAAATAGGCGTTGAGCGTGACGTCGAAACCAGCCGGCAAATCGATCACGGCCACAGACTCCAAATCTGCCCTTCGCCATCGTCATGGGCGAAGAACTCCAGCTCATAGACCTGCTTTTGCGGGGCGCCCGAGGGCAGATGGTCGGTCGCGCCGCGCTCGGCGCGCTCCAGCCGATAGGGCCCGACGATGGTCCCGTCGGCGGCGGCGAGGATCGAGACCTGTCCCGAGCGGCAGGCCTGGAACAGCGCCTGGATGGTCGCCGATGAGCCGATGCCCGCGATCGGATAGATCGTGCCCGTGAGCAGCACGCCCTCGTCGTCGGGGCCGAGATATTGCCCGGCCGGCCGGCGGCCGATAATCGGATGGCGCTCCCAACGCGCCGCGACGCGCTCGCGCAGCCGCTCGAAGGCGGTTTGTCCGACCTCGAAGCGGAAGGAGCCCCAGCCCATGAGCACGTCCATGATCAGTGCGCCTCCGGCCCGTCATGGAGCGCGTGCGACCCCGCCGCCACGCCGCGCCGCACGGCCGCGCCGGTCGCCGCGGCCTTGGCGCCAAGGCCGGAGAGCGCGCCGGACAATTCACGCGCCAGGCTGAGCGCCTGCGCCAATTGTGAGGTGTCGACCTGCGGGCGCGCCGTGACGTTGAGCCCGGCGAGGATCTGCTGGCCGATGGCCTGCGCCTCGCTGCCCGCGCCCTGCAGTCCGCTCGTGTCCACTTTCGGCTGCGCGGTCACGCCGAGCGCCTGCATGATGGTTTGGCCCGCGCGTTGGGCGGCTGTCTCCGCGCCCTGTATCTGCGAGAGATCGACATGCGGCGCTGCGTTCTGGCCGTTGAGCCCCGCGAAGGTCGGGAGCGCCGGGCCGGAGGGAATTGTCTTCGGCGCCTCAGCGACGCCGCCGGAGTAGGACGTCCCGCGTTTTCCCCGCGAGATCGCCGTTTGCACGAAGCCATAGGTCGGGATCAGAGCCGCGGGAGCCTCCCGCTTGACGCCATCAAGGCTGAGCCGCCTTTCGTAGTTTTCGCGCGCCTCGCCCTGTCCGCGGGCGGCGCGGGCCCTGTCGAGCCGCGCCTTTGCCTCGGCGTCCGTCGGGGAATAGATGATCGGCTTGTCGGGACCGTCCTTGAAGCGGTGATAGGCGTCGAGCAGCTCCTCGAGCTGCTTGTTGATCGGCGGCAACGCCCAGCGCATCAGCTCGTCGCCGATCTCCGAGACCATCGCCTTGGTGCGTTCGAGATGATTGGCCGTCGTGTCGAGGTCGATGGCGAGGTTCTTGTCGAGCGACCCTTTCCACTTGCCGCTGTGGAGCATCTCCAGCTGCTTGCGGATTTCGGGCAACGCCTGGCCCGCGCGGGTCGCCTCGTCCCACCATTGCTGGCCAAAAAGCTGGACGCCGATTTGCGCCTTGTCGGGGCTTTTTTCGAGTCGGTCGAGAATATCCAGGACCGTCTTCGTGGCGTCGGCCTTCATGCCGCTCGCCACGCGGTCGAGCGAAAGCCCCAGCGCCTCGAAGCCTTCGGCCGCCTGTTTTGCGCCGCGGCCGCCCATGCCCGCCGTCGCCAATTTCGAAGCGAAGGCGTTCCAGAAGCGGGCCGCGGTCGACTCCTCCATGCCGGTCGATTTCAGCGCGGTGAGCGCGGCGAGCGACGTCTCCAACGGAACGCCCGCGGCTTTCGCCGCCGCGCCGGATCGCTGGAACATCTCCACGATGTCCCGCTCTTTCGCGGCCGAACTATCGCCGGCTGCGTTGACCTGGTCCGCGAAATCCTTGAGCTGCGGAATGGTCCACTGCGTCTGGGCCTTGATCTGCGCGAGCCGATCGGCCGCGTCTTCGGCCGACATATCCCAGGCGGAGGCCGCCTTGGCGGCGAGCATCATGAAGCCGCCGAGGTCTTTGTATTCGATCCCGGCCTGACCGGCCGTCGCGGCAAGCCCCGCGACATGCTCGCGAGAGATGCCGATCTCGCGCGAGGTGCGGTTGATCAGGTTTTCAACGTCGCGCCATTCCGCGCCGGGATCGAGATCGACCTTCTTTTTGACGTCGGCCATCGCCTTTTCGAAAGAGACGGCTTGCTTCAGCCCGTAGCCCGCGAAGCCGGCTCCCGCCGTCGCCGCCGCGCCCACCGCCTGGGCGGCGACGCCCGCGAGCGCCAGGCGATAGTCATTGGCCTCCTTCGTCGCCTCCGCCGCGCCCTTGCGCGCCGCCATCCAATCGCTCGCGCGCACCTTGCCGCCCGCCGCCTGCGCGGCGTTCACACGATCGGCTGCGCCCTTGAGGCGGTTGAGTTCGCCTTCGACGCCGCGCAGCGGTCCTGTCGCCCGGTCCACCAGGCGCAGGATCATCTCGACGGACATGCTCATCGCGCATCGCCCCGAAAAATGCGAAGCGGTTTTCGGATCAGGCTATGCGCCATGAGAGCCTCCGTCATGACACGAGCCGCACGCCCGAATAGATGATCTTCAGATGCGTCATCGCGCGGGCGTAGAGACGCAGAATATCAGGGAGCGGCAGGGCCATGACTTCGGCCCTGCTGTAGTGAAAGCAGAGGCCGATCTCGTCGACGACCTCAGCCAGGTTCACTGGGCAGCGGGAAAAAAATCCATCGCCCACTTATAGAGCTTGATCACGTCGGAGGCGTGCATCGCATCGAACACGTCGGGCGACAGCTGCGAGAGGCCGATCAGGAAGTCGAAGCTCTTGACGCTCTTGTCGTCGTAAAAGCGCCGCATGTCATGGCCCGTCGGCACGCGCAGCTCGATCTCCTGATAGGTCGCGCCCTTCCAGACGAAGGGATGATCGAGGGTGAAGCTCGTCGAGCCCCAGGAGCCCTTGGAGGCGTCGAGGTCCGAGACAGTCGGGGCAGAGGCGTCGTCAGCCATGATTTACTCCTGTTAGAAACCCAGCGAAGCGCGGATTGCGGCGCCCGCGTCCTCATTGCCGAAGACGTAAACATTCGCCTTGATGTCCACGTCGTAGATCACGGTCGAGTCCATCGTCAGCTTCAGCTTCGAGAGCGCGGCCATCGTCTTGAGGCCCGCCTTCTTGCCGGCCTCCCAATCGTCGGGATTGATCTCCTTGAACTCGCCGCGGCACTGCAGAATGCCGGTGTGCGGCGTGTTGCTGTCTCCGTCGAAATGGCCGCGAACGGTCAGCGAGACGTCCTTCTTGGTGAAGAGGCCGCACTGGGCGATCACCTGCGGGTCGTATTCGCTGAAGTCGAGGGCGAGTTCGAATGCCTCATAGCCGAGCGAAATCTGCCGCGTCGCGAGCATGCCGCCGCCGCGATAGTCCTCCATCTTCTTCTTGAATTTCGGCGTCGCCGCCTTCTCGCCCGAGCCGATCTTCGGGAAGCCGTCGACATAGGCCGACCAGGCCTGAAGGATATATTCCAGCTGCTGCGCCATGACGTGCCCTCAAACCTGCTGCGCGATCATCGCGGAAATGTCGGCGAGGTAGCCGCTGTAGTAGCTGGCGTTGCGCTGCGCCTTGTAGACGAGGTGCTCCATGGGAACGACCGGCTCCGGATCGATGCGCCAGACCCACACGCCGGAGGCCATTTGCTGCGGCGTGTTGTCCTCCGGATCGAGCCACACCCGCCCGCCGACAAGCCAGCCCTGCGCCTTGCCGAAGTTGATGAAGTCCATCGCGCGCTCGGTCACGTCGAGCAGCAGCTGCCTCGTCGCCGGCTTGTCGACCGCCCACAGCGTCGCCTCGTCGAGCGCCTCGTAAACAGCGTCCGCGATGGTGCGCACGCTTTCGAAGACCCAATTGGCGTCGTCGGCCGTGGTGCGGTTGCCCCAGCGCCGCCAGCCGCCATATTGAACGCCGCTCGCCGCGCCCATGTTGATCATGGTGGCGATGCGATTTTCGTTGAGGATGTTCGCCTCGGAGTCGGGATCGCCCGACGCCCAGCCGACCGGATTGGAGACGCCGCCGATCGACTGCAGCACCTGGTTCGAGGGCGAGAACCAGAAGCCCAGATCGCGATGCACGCGCGCCGTAAGGCCCGCGAAGGCTGCCTCCGCCGGGCGCGTCACATAGGCGCTCGTCGCCGGGTCCCAGCCGAGGATGTTGGGATAGATCGGCGTCAGCCGATCCGAGGCCCAATCCTCGCGCCATTGCATGGCGTCGTCGGTGCTGGTCGAGGGCGTCGAGGCGTAGACGCGTCCGCGCAGCCGCGCCGCAATGGCGGTCGCCGCCGCGACAACGGGGTTGGAGCCGCCTTCTGGGCGCTGCGAGGTAAAGCCGGGGATGACGATGGTGCGCGGCATGACGCCGGTGTGGGCGCGCGCGCCGAGCAGCGCATAGAGGCCCGTCTTGGAGCTTTGCGCACCGATGATGTTCGTCATCGTGGCGTCGGCGTTGTTCCCTTCCTCAACGCGCACCACGATCGCCGCGCCGCCGCCCTCGGCGTAGAAGTCGCGCACGGCCGCGCCGAGCGTGCCGCTCGCGCCGAGCAGCGAGGCCTTCTGCGGCTGCGAAGTCAGGAGAACGGGCGTATCGGGCGGAAAGGCCGCATCATCGGCGTCGGCCGCCGTGCCGACGATCGCCGCCACGGCCATTTTGTTGATCTGGACGGGCTGGTTCGCATTCGGAACCTCGATCGTCTCGACGCCGTGGAGAAACTGCGCGATCGACATTTACGGACCCTTTGAAGCGGCTTCGAACGGCGCTTGACGCACCCTCTTTGAAGCCGCACCCTATGGGTCGATCGCACGCGCTCGCGCCCCTGTCACATGTCAGGCGAGCGTCTTGCCGAGGGCGATTACAGCGTCGATGTCGGCACGAGTTTTGTTGATTGCAGGCGACGCCGCCGCGTTTAGAAGTAGCGGATTGTCGGCGTGGATCGTCTGCGAATACGCCCACCAATCCTTAGTGTCCTGATCGGCCCCCGCCACATAGTCTTCCACCTGTTTGCGCAACCCGATCTGATTGAGCGCGAGACGGAACTGCAATGCGGTGCATGAAAGCACCGGCGCATTTGCTGCTTGCCAGGCGGCGACCTCCGCATCCGTCGCCGCGCGATCTCCCGGGCGGCGATCGCCCTCATAGAAAAAACCGTTGCCGTCCGTCCACATTGGTCACCACCCGCGCTTTGCGATCAGCTTCCATTTCCAACTGCCTACAGTGAGATTGACGCCCGCGCTGGAGGACTTATTCGATGCCGAATAGGTTCCCGTTCCCGCGAACCCGACCTGATTTCGCGTCTTCCAAATGGAAAGCTGGTTACCGTAACTTGGCTGGCTGAGGAACGTCATTTGGTCGCCGACCGCGTAGCCATTGTCCGCCGTCGTGCATTCGGCCAACATGAACACGATATCGGGCTGCAGCCCGATATTTGAGTTCTTGCTTGTCGCCGTGCCGGTCAGCGTCGCCGTCCACCCGCTGTCGTAAAGCCCATTATAGGCGTAGGCCACGGCGCTCGTGACAGTAGAGGCGTTGGTGACGACCTCGCCGACGATGACGAGCGGCGCCGCGGGCGCGCTCGAGCCGTTGCCGAGATAGCCCTTCATCTCGGAGATGTTGAAGGTGAACTGGCCGTTGGCCACACTCGGCGTCCCGCCGAACTGGTAGATCGGCTGGAGCGTGAGAAATCCGAGCGCGCCGGTCTGCGCGTTGATGTAGAGATAGACCGTGCTGTTAGCCGGCAAGCCGGCCCACGTTTGGTTCGCCGCCAACTTGAAGACGTAATCGGCCTTGCCATAGGCGTCGAAGCCCTGCGCGGCCGTCGCGATCAGCGGCGATGACGACGACACATTCTGGGTCGAGATCGACAGCGAGCCGCTCGACGCCGGGAACAGCGTCGGCAGGCCATTCGTGTCAACCGGCCCCGCGCTCACGGTCTGGCGCACCGTCACCATTGGGCCGAGCGAGATGTTTGCCCGCGCCTGGGCGATTTGTGCAGCGGAGAGGCCCTGCGCGGCGTCGATGCGGAGGCGGTTGGCCAGCGCCGCCGTCATAGTCGACGCGAAATTCGCATCGTCTCCGAGAGCGTCCGCCAGTTCCTTTAGCGTGTCGAGCGCGCCAGGCGCGCCGTTGACAAGGGCGCTTAACGCCGCTGCGACGAAGGCAGTCGTGGCGAGTTGCGTTGTGTTTGTGCCCGGCGCAGCGGTCGGCGCGGTCGGCGATCCAATGAGCGCCGGAGAGTCCAGCGGCGCTTTGAGGGCGAGCGCCGTCGTCAACCCATCGATGCCCGTCGAGTTGGCGTCGATCAGAGCCAACAGCTTCGCGAGCGTGTCGCCGCGGCTCGCCACGCTGCCGATCACTGCGGCGCGCACTGTCTCCACCAGCGGATTGGCGTCCGCCTGATAGGCCGCAAGATAGGCGGCGATCTGCGCCGTCTTGCTCTGGGCTTCCGCGGCATAGGGCTCGAGCTCGGTCTGGACGACTCCAATCGCCTGGCTGACCCCGGAGTCGATCAGGGCCTGAAAGCTGGCCTCCAGCGCCTCTCGCGCCCGAAGCCGCGCGCCGATCGAGCCAAGGATCGCGTTGAGCGTGGCGTCGTCTAGGACGGTCGCGCGCGTGACGGCGTAGTCGTTATCGGCGCTCGGCGGAGGCGACGGCATCGGCCCCATGCTCCTCGACAATGGCGTTGAGCGTCTCGCCCGTGATCTGATGGACGCCGAGCGGGCGGATCGTGGCCCGGCCCACCCTCACGGGCTGCGCGAGGCGCACGTCGTAGATTGCGGATGGATCGTAGGTTTGGGGATTATCTGTCATTCAGCGCCTCACAGAGCAGTCATGAATGCGTTTTGCACGAATGGCAGGTCCGTGACCTCGGTCGACGCCATATCGCAGCGGTAGCGCGCGCTCGTCGTCGACGGAACCGGGAATGTGCATGTGATTTTACGCCGCACGCCGATGGCGGACGCCTCGTCGGCGACCGTCGTGACGGAGGGTGTATAGACCGTCGAGCCGACGACGAGTTTCGGCGAGATCGTGTGTTTTTCGGCGACATAATGATCGATGACCGTCTCCGTCTGCACGGTGGTCGTCGACACGCCGAAGGATTTGTTTTTCGAGACGGCGACAAAATCGCCTCTCGGCCGCGAGGTGATCGCGCGCGCCGTGGCGTCGAGGACGATGGCCGGCTGCAGATTGACCGTTCCCTGAAAAACCGCGCGCAATTGCACGAGCGCCGGCAGGCCCATCAGATCGGCGGCGCCGTCGGCGTTATCGACCGTGATGGGGCGCCATTGCGCGTTGGGCAGCGACGGGTTTTTATATTCCCAGACCAGGCTCGTCGCCGCGGGCTCCCAGCCAGCATGCAGAATCCGCAGTTCGCAGATGCCGTTGTCGAGCGTGAGAGGCTGGAATTCGACCGTGGTGCGCGTTGTTGAGAACTTCGCCCCGTTGAGCCTGAAGGCAAAATCGCTTGTAACGCTCGCCTGCGCCCAGACGCCATCCGAGCAGACAAAGCGCGAGCCCTGTGCATAAGAATTGCCGTCAACCGTCTCCAGCGCGTGATTGCCGGTCGTCACCGTGACCCACGCATAACGTTTGCCGCCGTCGAGCAGCGTCGGCGTCAGCACGAACCTGTTCCAGCCGACGACGAGGTCTTCGGGCTGTTTCTCGACCGCCGCGATGGCCGCCGTGAAATTCGGCGCGCCATTGTCGAGACACTCTACCAACAACAAATGCACCGGGCCGGAAGCGCCAACAGCAGTGAACCTCACCTCGATGCTCGTGAGGACGAATGGCTGGGTATTGAGGAACGTCTGGCCGTAGATCGAGCCATTGAGCCCAACGGTCGATGTGACGAAATCCCAATAGGTGTAGTCGACCGAACGTTTGATGAGCTGCCTGAAGGCGAGAATGCGGTGGCCGGTCCACCAGGCGTTTCCGACGACGGCCGTGACCTGATATTCCTCCCCGTCACGGAAAAACAACGATCCGACGTCGAGGCCTGCGATATAGCGGACCCAATCCGCGCTGTTCTCGCAGGCCGTGATCGTCGGGCCATATTCGGTGTCGATGCGCGAGGCGGTTTTTAGCACCGCGTCGATGACGGTATGGACCGCGCCGGAAATATTCACCGAGCCGCCGTCGCCGAGCACCTCGAGCCGGGTCTCCTCGGTCCAGGCCGGCAGTAGCAGGTTTCCGCTGAGCCTGATCGACGGCGAATCCGACGCGACGAGCGCCAGCTGCGCGTCGCGCTGTCCGGCGAACTGGAAGCGTAGCCCCTCGCGGATGCGCGCGAGCCATGACGGGTTTTCCGTGTCCCAATCGTCGGCGACGAGGCACGGATCATACCAATAGGCGACGGCCTCCGGCGGCACTTTGGCGGCGACCATCAGCTGGCCGACCGACCGCTTGATCTGGCGCATGATCGCCGGCGACGGAATATCGCCGAGCCGCATCTGGATGTTGGCGATGTCGGTTTTGATGCTCGACACGGCGAGGCGGGTGTCGGAGAGATCGCCCTCGACGAGCGCGAGGCGGCCCTCGTGCTCATAGAGCGTCTTCACCCGCGACGGCTGATTCTGCTCGATCGCGGCGATGCCCGTCGTCGACAGCTCGACCCATGCGATGCAGCACCGGTTGGCGGGAACCTCCGGCTTCAGCGGCGTCGGCGACGCGGCGCCGAAAGCGATGGTGAAGGCGACCTGCCGGCGATCGAACTTCGGCGCCTGCTGTGCGACGGTCTCCTCGGTCTCGGCGTCCGTCTCGAAGAGGCGTTGTTCGGTCAGCGTCGCCTCGTCTCCATCGGCGATGATCGCGAGGATTTTTCTGTCGCCGGTGATGATCGGCAGATACTGCTGGATGTTGAGGGTCTCAGGCGCATCATTGCGGTAGATTTTGTCATCGGCGAACAGCGCGCCCGCAGAAACGATCACTTCGAGCGGCGCCGTGTTGGAAACCGTGAAGCGCGCCCAATGCGCCGGATAGCCGATCGCGCCGCCTGTCACGGCGTCGAGCCCGACCCGTGCGCCAGCGCCGATCGCTGTCAGGTCGTCGGGCTCGATGATCTCGTCCTGGCTGAAAATCACGACATCGGTAGACGCCATTAGAGCCTCGTCCTCGGAATGAAGTCGCCGACGCGATGCGCGCCATCGAGCGCGATGGCGTCGCCGACCGTGATGCGGCGGGAAGTCTGAAGGTTGACGCGATATTGCGTCTCGGGCGCCTTGGCGGCGCGCAACGCCGCAAAGACGCGCTTGAAGGGCTCGCGCGACGGCGATCGCGCTGCATGGCGCCCGGCGACGGCGCGGCCAGCGACGGCCGCCCTGCGCGGCTTGTAAGTGACCACCTTGACGAGATAGCGCGCCACAAAGGCCGGGTGGCCGAGCGGCGTGCGCCCCGCGACCGCGCGGGCGGCGACGAAGCGCTTGGGATAGGCGATCGCGTCGAGGAGCGTCGCATCGACATAGGAGAGGTAACGGATGACCGCCGCCCGCGTCCCCACCTCGAAATTGGCGACGATCGACTCGGAAATCACCTGCCGCTTGCGCGCCTCGCTCCAGTCGTGAAACCACAGGCGCACGCCATCATGGACGGCTAGGAACGGCAGGAAGGCGGCGGGCGTGGCGTTTGGATCGACGGCCTGGCGGATCGGCGCGCCCAGACCGTCATCCATGGCGCGGGTCACCGCGCGCTCCAGCGGCGTTGCGTTCGGTGGGAGAAGATGGTCGGGCGTCGTCACGCCTGCGCCTCCGCGGTCAACGCGAGATCGCCGAGCACGGGGATGGAATAGGAATCGGCGACGATGTCGTCGGCAGGCGCATCGATCGAGGCGCGGGTGACGCCGGCTCCATAGGCTGCGCCCGCAAAGGCGGTGAGCGGCGCGATGGCCCCGATCTTCATCCGCTCTGCCGCGACGTCGCCGATGCGGCGCTCTGCCTCCACGCGCACGGTCTCAGGGTCGGGCCCGCGCGGGACGAGGATGCTGCCTGAAAGGTCATAGACGATGCGCCGCGCGCGCAACGTCACGACAGCAACAGCTTCCGGCTTGACGTTGGTCGCGAGGATCGCGGACCGGCAGGCCGCGAGCTCGTCGTCGGTGAGATCACGCCCGTTCGGGCCCGCGAGAACGACATCGACATCGCCGCGCCGTCCATGCACTGCCGGCCCGTTGACAGCGGCGTGTTGCAGCGTCGGGAGCGCCGTATAGACCTCGAGCAAATAGCGATCGGCGCTGCCGGCGGCCGGGCGCGCGAACGCGAGCAGATAGCGTAGCAGCAGGCGCTCGTCGCTTTCCATGATCGCCGGGCTGCTCGTCGTGGCCGGCGTAACAACGAGTCTCTCGATCCCGGCGCGCGCCACGACATTGTCGAGGTCGGTTCGATGGGCGAGCGGCGCCAGCACCGCAGCGACGGCCTCGTTGATGCGCTGACGCAGCAGCCCCTCGCGATAAGCTCGCGACGAGAGAATGAAATTGACCGGATTGCCGCGCAGTTTTTCGACGTTATAGGCGGGCAGCGCCGGGTTCTTCGTCCGCTCGGCCGCCCAATATTCGAGGAACTTGTCCCGAGTGTCCGACAGCAGCCGATCGAAACCGAAGGTCTCGATGATCTGCGGCGCTGGCACGCGCGTGAGATCGATGGTGAACGAACTGACGGCCGTCATGAGAGGGCCGCCATGACAGTGAGGCCGCGGCCAGTCTCGACGACCGAATAGTCGCCGAGGTGGCCGTTGGGGTAAAAATCGCCCTGCAACACGAAGGAGGTCAGGCCGTCCGAGGCGGCTTTATCCACCTGGATTTTGCGCAGCCGATAGCCCGGCTCGTCCTTTCGCAGCCCTTCGGCGATCGCCATGAAGTGATCGAAGATCGAGGCGCGGTTCTGCGGTCGATCCTGCAGCGCAGGAACGTCCGATCCGAAGTCGCGATTGAGCACGAGCGAGCCGATCGCGGTCGAAACGATGACGTTGATCGACTGGGCGCATTCGTCCCAGCCGGTCAGCAGCTCGCCCGTGTTGCGATCGATTCCCGTGCGCATCAGGAGGCCGCCTTGTCCTCATTGATCTTGGCGGCCGGCTTCGCCTTCGGGGCCGCGGCGTCGACGGCCGCCGGCGCGTCCGGGTCCGTCGTCTCCTCGACGAGCCCCTCCAGCGCGTCGAAGGTCATGGCGTTCGCGGGCGCGGCGAAAACCTCTCCCACCTTGCGGCGCGCGCCGGCGATATGCCCGCCGTGATCGCGGGTCTTGATGACCTTCCACCACTTTTGCGGCGGCGTCGAAGGGGCTTTAACGGCCATTCCAAGGCTCCTATTCGCTGGTCGGCTGGAGGGCTTCCGGCCGGATGTAGAACCAGTCGTCGCCGATCTTGATTTTGAGATTGTCGATCGCCGTGACTTCGAGCTTCACCTTGCCGTCCTTGTCGGCGCGCACGGCGCTCTTGTGCTTCTTGTTGTCGAGCTCGGCGATGTCCTTGCCAGCGCGCACGAAGGTCTGATGCTTCTTGCAGTCGAGCCCGGCTTCGTCGTCCGTCGTGCGCAGCTGCACAGCCTGGTCGCCCGAGCCGCGCCGCGCGCGAATGTCTTCATCGGCCGATTGAGAAGGCTGTGGATTGTCGTTGTGGAAGCCGCCGGCAATGAAGAAGGCGTTGGCGACGTCGCCGCCGGGACAGAGCATCGTGACCTGCTGACCGTCCTTGAAGGGCGACCAGTCCGCGCCGCGACCGCCGTGCATGCCGGAAGGCACGTCATGCGTCTCGAAGCCGACGTCGAGCTTTGCCGTGTCTTTTTGTGCGTCGTAGCTTTCGATCGTCCCTGGGCGGATGACGTTGGAGAGCTTGCGCTCGAAATCGGCGACCAGAAAGAGCAGCCCGTCGATTGTCTCCTGCATCGCCAGCAGGCGCGTTTCGGTCGCCAAATTCATGGCGCATCTCCCGGCGGCGTGAGCGGCGGGGTCGCGCCCGTGGGTTGTGGATCGGCGAAGACGATCCCGTTGACGATGAGCTGCGTCATCGCGGCGAGCGCCTCGTCGACGCTCTCGCCGAGCAGCACGGGCGACGTCCAGGTCACCTGCCAGAGCGCGACGCCCATCTTCAGCACGTCCCCCGAATAGAGATTGCCGCCGCGCAGGTTCTCGGGCTGCTTCACGCCCGAGAGGCCGAAACGGTTGCCGGCGACGGCGAGCGCCACCGCGTTGGAGATCAGCAAGGCGGCCGTGTCGCGTGTGACCTTCGCGCCATCGTCGAGCTGGTCCTTGGTGACGATCGCCGCGGCGAAATTGACGGGCAGCCAGACCTGGCCGCTCGCATGTCGCGAGACCTGATCGAAGCCGAGCAACGCGATGCGGATCGCCGGCGCCTTGGTCGCGAAGGCCTGGATTTCCTTCTCGTCGAATGAGCCGCCATGAGGCTCAATCGAGACGCTTGGGATTTTGGCGCGCAGCGAGGCGACGACGGCGTCGCGCAGCGCGGGGAGATTGGAGAGAGCCGTCATTGGAAAATAATCCCGATGAAGCGCTCGGCCGTCTCGATCATCTCCTTCTCATTGGCGACGGAGAGGCCGACATAGGTGCGCGCCGGAATGGTGACCTTCTTGGCGAAGACGGTTTTGCCCTTCATCGTGAAGACGAGCGTCTTGGCGTTCACGGGCACAATGACCGCCCCGAACTGATGCACGCGGGCGCCGATCCAGCCCGAGCCCCAGCGCGCTTCCGTCGCGCCGGCCGAATAGTCGATCGAGCGCGCGAGATGGACGCCGCCGCCGGAGAAGAGTGTCGATGTCCCTTCCTTATTCGGCTTCCAGGCGCGACCCGCGGGCGTCGTCTTCTCGCTCTCAATGCGTTTGCGCGTCTGCTCCTGGCCGAGGCGGCCGAGTCCTTCCATCAGCTCATAGGTATGCAGCGCGTCGCCGTTCAGTTTGGCGATGGCGGCCTGGAGCCCGTTGACGTCGATTTTGAAAGAGACGCCAGGAATCATCGCGCGCCCCCGAAAAGTGGCGGCCGGTTTTCGGAGAAGGGCGCGCGGAGAGAAGCGATCATCACATTCTCCGCAGGCGGTTTCGCGTGAACATGCGGTCGTTGGCCTCGACGATCGCCTCATTGGGCGAGATCACCGCGGGCACGGCGCCGCCGGCGCCGCCGTCGGGCGACGGGTTTTGCGGAATGTCGGCTTTGCCCTGGCCGAGCTGCGCAAGGAAATCGCGCGCGGCTTTCACCGCTTCGATGACAATGTCGTTCCTCGTCATCGGCGTTGTCGCCAGCTCGCCCATGGCGAGATCGCAGCAGAGATTGCGCAAAAGCCGCGCGCCAACGGGCGACGGGTCGATCGGCAGCGAGTAGCGCTTGGCCAGATAGCCGTCGATGAGCGCCGAGGCGTTGTCGAGCGCCATGGCCACGCGGTCAGCGTCGCGCGCGTCGGCCTGGCCGTTATAGGCGGCGAGCGTCACGGCCTCCGCCGTCCATTTGGTGTCGAGATCGGCTGACGTGGCGTAGGGCATGATGCTCGCGCGTCCGTGAAAAGGGTGGCCCGAGTTCCACGGGCCTGCGCTTGCCGCTGCGCTAGCGGAATCGTCCGGCGGGCCTCACACCCGCTCCCTGCAAAGCAGGACCAAAGCCACTAAGCCGGGCGCTAGGAGGCTCTGAGCCTCTCTCGGCATTGCGGTCGAAACTCAGACGCGCATCACGCGCAGCTCGGGATCGGCGACGATCGCCTCATATTCATCGACCGTGATGGTCGAGAGGTCGATCGTCTCCGGATTGGCGCCGAAGAGACGACCGGCGCGGCGGCGGCCGCGCAGCGGGCCGGAGACCTGGATCGTCTCGCCCTTCTTGCCGGCCTTCTTGGAGGCCTTCAGGGCTTCCTCGGCGGGAGCGGCCGCGGCGGGATCGGAGGCGTTGGCCTGCTGCTGATTGTCGCCCTGCTGCTGGCTCTTGTTTGCGGCGGGCGGCGGATTTTTCGTGGCGTCGGCCATGGGATTTCTCGTTCGATTTACCTTGGGAAGCGAGCGGGGCGCAGCGCCCCGCCTTTCGATCGCGTCGCTCAATCGAGCCAGGGCACGTTCACCACTTCGACGATCTTGTAGAGCGTGTTGGTGGTCGCGCCGATGATCTGCGCCTCGATCAGCGCGCGCGCCGCGAAGTAGGTCGAGGGGCCGCAGAGCATCACCTGCGGCTTGATCCCGAGCTTGCGGCCTTCGTCGCTCTCGAGTCGCGTCATCGCCGTGTAAAGCGCGATCACATTCGCGGCCGTGACGTCGGCTTTCGACGCCGCCGCCATCTGCCAGAACCCGAAGCCCTTGCCGGCGCGAAGATCGACGCCATACAGGAACTCCTTGGTCATGAACACATGGTCGCTATTTTTCGGATCGACCTTGCTGATGAACTGCGGCTTGCGGCGCCACTGCCAGATCATCGGCTTAATCGGACGACTGATGTCGAGGAGAAACCAGGCCGGCCCCGTTCCCGCCTGATAATTCGAAACCGATCTGACGAGGGTCTGGCCGGGGATGCCGACCGGATGATCGGTATCGAAAAAGTTCTGCCCGTCATAACACAGGGTCGTGAAGCCGGCGTTGAGGAGGCCGAACATTTCTTCGTCGGGGAATGAACCCGCCGACATTCCCATCGCCTCCATCAGCGGGCCGTAGACGTTCCACTGATCGTCCTCGATATCGTCGCGCGGGACGCTGACCGTCGCCTCAAACGGTTTATTCGGCACCTCATAACCTTTGGCGACGACCGATTTGATCTGACGATCGCCGATCCATTCGCGCATCTTCGGGAACTGGCCGAGCCAGGCATACATATTAGTCTTGGTGCTGGACGGCACTTCCGTCGCAAACCGCGTCCACATCGGCGAGACGCCGTCGAAGGCGCGCTGGAAATTGGCGCGGTAAGCGGTGTTCAGGAACTCGACGTTCGCATGATTGATGATCATGATCTGCGCCCTCCTCGGCGCGAAGCGAGAGGATCAGGGCGTGCGAACCCAGACGCCGTCGGACTCGACCTGATGCACGAGGCCAGCGCTCGAGCGGTCGGTCGCCGTCTTGGCGACAGTCTGGTCGTCGAGGATGTAGGCGTTCGCGCCGACGTCAGCGAGCGTGAGTGCGTCCCCGGCGCTGTTCTCCCACTTGAAGAGGCCGCGGCTCACATTGACGAAGAGATCGCCATCGGCAGCCGTGGAAGCGTCGACCGTCTCCTCCGCCCGGCCGAGCGCAATGAGTCCGGCTGCGGCGACGCCTGGCTTAGCAAGGCCCGCCGCCAACACGACAAGCGCGCCCTGGAAGATGAGAACGCCACCCTTGACTGGGAAGCGGCGACGCACGCCGTCTTCGGAGAGCGTCGCGCGCGATGCGGTGAGAGCAGACATATGCGTGTCCTATCGCTGTCGTTAAGGGCAGCCGTCAGTCGGCTTTGCTTCGAAATTCGGATTTGGCTTCCCGCTCGGCCTCACGAGCCGCGAGAAACTCCTTTTCGCTGACGCCGGCCATTTGCAGATAGCGACGCTCGTCGGCGTTGAGCTGCACGCCGTCCTTGCCGGCCTTCGCCTCGTCGTCGAGGCCCGCCTTCGCGAAATGCGACGGCTGCTTGGCGACGAAATCCTGCACCTGCTTGAGGCCGTCCTCGCTCGCGCAGAGCTTCAAGTAGAAGTCCTTCGTCGCCGGGGCGATCTTGCCGTCCTTCACGGCCTGCTCGACGAGCGCCTCGCCCTTCGCCTTGCGCTCGCTCTCATCGCGGGCGTTGAGCGCCGCGCGCGCTTCGTCGCGCTGCTGGCAGGCGAGATCGTAATCGGCGCGCGGCACATAAACGGAAAGAGAAGGCGTCGCGTCCTTCGCGGCGTTGAGCTGCGTCTGCAGCCTCTCGATCGCCGCGAGGACTTCCGCCTCGGTCGCGTTCTCCGCGAGGCCGAGCCTTTTGAGCAGTTCCTTGTTCATGAGGTTCTTCTCCTCGGCCGCATTGAGCGCCGGCATGGTGAAGTTCGGATCGTTGACGAGGCCCGCGTGCGCCAGCTCGACGACGTCGCCGTCGGCGGTCACGCGCAATGCGGGCGAAATGTAGCGATAGTCCTTGCCGGCGAGGGCGGCCGAGCCGCGCGCCGTCCAGTCGACGCGGCCCCAGACCGCGCCGTCGCGCACCGCCATTTCCTCGATCCAGCCGGCGGCCGGACTTTCCTCGCCCTTCGGAGCCTTGTGGGCCTGCGCGTGGTTGATGTCGATCGGACGGGAGAGGCCCCGCGCCTTGAAGGCGTCGACGATCTTCTGAGGGTCGCGCAATTTGAACACGCGACCGTCATTGCCTTTGATCTGCGGTCCTCTCGGGACCAGCATGATCCACTCACATGGGGCGCCCTCCGCGTTGAGCGAGATCGCAAGCGCTGCGCCGAGCGTCGGAGCGTCTTGGCTCGCGGCGTCGTTCAATGCGATTTGACTTGCGTCGGCTCGGATCATGCGAGCACAATGCCGATGCGCCCTGAGAGCCGCGCCCCTGACATCTGTCAGGCCATCGAACGCCCTTTGATGCGGCCTTCATGCGCGGTGTAAAATCCGCGCGATCCTCTCCTCAAAAATCGCGGCGTTAAAGCCCCATTGAAGGCTCTGTGTGCGCCATTCGAAAAATTCTATGGGAAGGGGCGCGAAATCGAAAACGCGCGTCAGCGGGCGTTTCTGGGGCTCGGCCGCCCGCGGTCGTCATTGTGGGCGGTCGTCGCCGAATTCGTCCCAGAGGAAGGCGTCGCTGGGGGTCCCGTCCGCGTCGAGGTCGCACAACTCGCCCGCCGCCTCGCCGCGCCTACATTTGTCGAGGTATTTCTTCTGAGCCTGGGTCAGCTCCTCGTCCCCCGGCTCGGGGTCGGCGAGCACGGGGCCCTTCTGTTTAGCGGTTGGCATAGGCCGTAAACCTCGTCATCGTCTCCTCGTCGCGCAAATCGAGGATGCCCCGCCAGTTCTCGTTTTGCAACAGCGCCTGACCGACCGTGGCCATCCGACCTTTGCCGAGCCTGACCTTTGTCGCGCCGCGCAGGTCGGAGACGCGCCAGATCGCCTTCGGGTCGTCTGACTCGAGCACGTCGAGCGCGGTTTTGAGGTCGTCCGCGCCGATGACGTCGAGGCCGGCGAGATTTTGAACCTTAAAGCGTAGGCGCTGGCGCATCGCGAGCCACTCGGCGCGCTCTGGCGCGAAGCCGAATTTCGCCCATGTGTAGGAGCCGGCGTCTATGTTCGCCTGCGTCGTCACGCGCCGCACGCCCATGCGCCGGTATTCCGCCATGGCGTTGCGCAACATCGTCACGCCGATGCCGGAGCCCTGCAGATCGTGACGAACCAAGAAAAATGAATGAACGACAGTGAGCTCCCCCTCTGCGTCCATCGCGTAGGTCCGGTTGAGCTCGGCGACGCGCCGGCGACCGTTCTTGAGGACCATCTCGGTCCCGATGGAGGCGGGCTTGCCCGGCTTGCCGGCGCCAGAAATCTTGACGGACATGCGCTCCGCCGGCGCCCCCTTGACGAGGGCGGCGAAGAAATCCGCTGGCTTCTTGCCGATCACTCGTTGCCAGGTCTCGGCGAAAACCTCCGCGCTATCGGAGGTCCCCCAGAGCAGGATTCCGGGGCGGTGGAAATCCTTGCCCGTCACGACGACCGGGCGCGCGCTCTCGATTTCTTCCCGCGCGACGTCCGCGGCCTCCCGCGCGCGCCCACGCGATAGCTGCTCGACATAGACCGACTGGCCGTCATCCTCGACGCGCAGCTTCGCGCTCATCGCCTCGCCGGCGACGACGCCGCGAATGACGCCGTCGTCGCCCATCGCGCCTTCGTCGAGGAGCTGCTGAAGATAGGCGAAGTCGTTCGGATCGGCGGCGATGACCTTGGCGTCGCGCACCGAGAGGCGCACCGTTCGCGCGCTGGCGTCGAGCTTCTTCGCGAGGCGACCGGGAAGCGCCGCGAAGGGCGCGGCGATCTGGCCGCGCGCGAGATTGGCGGGGTCGGTCGAATGCGGGTCGAAGGGAAAGACGCCTTTCGCGATGGCCCGAAAGAGCGCCGAGCCGGCGAGGTCGGCCGCCGCAATGCGCCGCGTGGCCTCGTCCATCTGGTCGATGCGGCCGGCGAGGAGATCGGCCGCGCGCTTCATGCGCGCCTTGCCGGGATTGTTATTCCATCCGGCTCCGATGCCGTTCGGAACCTCCATTACCTGGCCGGTGCGCTTGTTGACCTCGTAGCGTGTGCCAAAGTCGATCGGCCTCTTGCCAAAGCCGGCCTTCGTCTTTGCTTCCGCCTCGCTGATCTGCCGCGTGCGGCACTGGCATTCGAAATCATTTGGGGGGAAATGTTCGTCCCACCATTCGTCTTCGACAGGCAGCACCGTGCCCACCCAGGCGAGATGTTCCGGCCTCGGGTCCAGCGCCGTCGTGTGGAGGTATTCGAGATAGGGCAGAACCCGGCGTGTGCGCCATGACCGCTCCCATTCGCCCGCCGCATAGGCTGTGCGGATGTTCGCCTCGTAGATGAGCTTCAAGCGCGCCGGCGAGCCAAGCCGCACGGTCATGGGCTTGCCCGTGTCGGGGTCGATCGCCTTGGCGCGGCCCCACCAGCCCTTCTTCTGCAGGATCGGCGTCAGCTCCTGCCGGAACTGCTCGAAGTCCTGGCGCTCCTCGATCGCCTTGTCGACTGCGGCGCGGATGTCGGCGAGGACGTCGTAGCCCGCGCTCTTCGCGACCGTGAAGGCGTAAGCATGCTCGTCGAGCATGACGTCCTGCCAGTGGAAGGACGGCTTCAAGCCCTTGGCCTTGAAGTAGCGCAGCACCTCTTCGGGCGGCTTGGCGAATTCTTTCGGCGCGAAGGGGTCGGCTTCAGCCATTGCCCAGCCCGCGCGCCTTCATCTGCTGGAGTGCGACGCGCTTGGCGAGCTTGCCTGTGTCGAGCGTGCCGACGAGCGCGGTCAGCTTCGCCTTGAAGGCCTCGAAGCTGTCGCTCTCATCGAGCGCCTTAGCAACCGCCTTCTCGATCGGCCCCATGACGGGCTCCCAATCATCCGCCGCTTCGTCGATCAGCTCGGCGCTCGGATCGTCGCCGGCGCTTTCGGCGTTGAGCGCGACGCGCTCGGTCGTTCCGCAGCATGGACAGCCTCCCGAGAGATTGAGCGCGGCCTCGCGCACCAGTCTCTTGGTCTGCGGATCCGGCTTCTGCTTCTCGCCGGGCGCCGGCGTCTCGGGCGCGGCCTTCTGCGGCGCGAGCAGCTCGTCCTTTTCGTCGGGCTCCGACAGGCCGAGCTTCTCGCGCACCTCGGCCTGCTTGACTCGCAAGCCCACGGGCACGAGCTGCGAGATCGCCGTCGCCAGCACAGCGATGTCCTCGGGCTCCGCGACCGGCAGATGCACTTTGGGCATGGGGGCGTCGTCGCCCCAGTTGAGCCGCACGAACCAGGAGACGAGATCGCGGTTGAGGGTCTTCGCGAGCTGGCGCGCGTCGGCGCGCAGGATGTCGATCCTCACCTGGTTGTGGACCTTCGCCTGCGCGAGTGATCCGCCCTTATCGGCCGTCAAGGTCTGTCCGATGATGCGCTTCGACATTTGCTCGTCGAGATAGCGCCCGAGCGCCTCGAACGGCGTCGTCGTTCCGCCGCTCGCGCCTTTCGACTCGAGCAGCTCGATCGCCATGGTCTCGGGGATGATCGCCGCCGCGTCGCTGGCGATGTTCATCACCGCCTGCAGCAGCTTGCGTCGCTCTTCGTTCGTGGCGCCTGGGTGATATTTCCCGAGCCGGATTGGCATGCCGTAGATGTCGAGAAAGGCCGCCCAATCCTTGATCGAATAGTTTTTGAAGATGAAGGACCAAGCCGCCATGCGCCCGAAGCCGCCGCGGATCGGGACGCCAGCCTTCAGCCGCGGAATATGGGTGATGAACTTCGCCGGCGGCAGCGGATCGCCGTCCATCGTGCCGAGCCGCGCCAGGCGTAGCTCTGAGCGCGAGATATAGTCGAAGGTGAAATACTTCGGGTCGCGCCAGATGAAGGCCTGCGGCTTCCACAGCCCGCCGCGCTCGCCCCACAGCATCTCGATGCAGCTGTAGCCCTTGCCAAGCGCATCCATGGCGTCCTCGACGACGTCGGGAAATTCATCGTCGAATAGCTCCTCCACCGCGTCGAGAATGTCTTGGGGAACGTCCTCGGAGGCTTCCTCGTCGATCGACACGCTGATGCCGGAGAGTGCGAGGCGGCGCGTCGAGAGCACGCTGTAGTAATGATCGTCGCGCTCCTCCATCTCCTCGGCGAGTTCGAGGAAGAGGCGATGATCGCCGCGCTTGGCGGTTTCGAGGACGTTGGCGAGGCGCTCCGGCGTGAGGCCGGAAGCGACGGACTGCTGCCAGAAGCTGCGCACGCCCGCGAGCTCGGGACGCGCCTCTTCCTCGGAAAGCTTGCGCCGATCGGAGGGCGCGATCGAGCGACGCAGCGGCTGGCCGTCCGGCCCGAGGATGAGCGAGGGCCCATGCATGCCGATCTGGTCTTCCTGCGCCTCGGGAGGGCTGGTCACTTCGCGCATCAGTAGAGCCCTTCGTGCGGGAGCTGCATATCGTCGGCGTCCGCCTGGTCGTCGCCGCGCGTCGACTCGCGCAGCGTGCGGGCGCTTTCGTAGTCATAATCCGCGACGGTCGACCGGCTCGCCGCATAGGCGAGCATCAGCGCCACGGCCGCGTCGCCGTGGCGGTCCTTCGAGACGCCGCTCTTGAGCTTCGGCACTTGCGGCACGCCGTCCTTGACGACGAGGAGACGCAGATCGGACGCGACGTCGGCGTCGGCCGGGATCTCGATCCAGTCATCCTCGAAGGCAGTCTTCAAAGGCTGGGCGTTCTCGCGATACCAGGGAATGTTGAGCATCACCGCCTCGGTGCGCAGCTCTCCATAGGTCTGCACGGCAAATTCCGCCGTCGACATGCCGAGGCCCGTGGCGTCGTGTTTCGACGCCGAGAAACGCGGCAGGCGGTCGCAGACGAATTTGAGCACCTGCCGTTGGCTGTCGAAAGGCAGGTTGCGCATCTCGACGACGAAGGGTGTGACCCGCTTCAGGGTGCGCGCAACGGCGAGCGGCCAGAGCACGGTGAGGTCGGAGACGCGGCCATAGTCGCCGCCGAGATAATGCGCGAGCGCGGGGTCGAGACGTTTGAGCAAGGGCGTGAGGTTCTCCTCGCACCATTCGGCAATGTCGCGCTGGCGCAGATGCTCGGCCCAGTGCGTGAACTCGTTGGGCCGCGAGAGCCGCAGCACGGGAATGCCCTGTTTGGCGCGGGCCTCGATCAATGGCGCCGGCAGCCAGGCGCCATCGCCTTCCGAGGGGATGCAAAACAGCTCCTCGTCGGCCGCGTCGCCATAGAAGGCGATGACGTCGTCGCGCCATTTGGCCTCTGCCTCCGGGCTCCATTTCTCGCCGCTCTTGAGCATGATGCGGCGGGCGAGGCCGTCGTCGAGCGCCTCGTCGAGATCGACGCGGATGAGCCTGTAGGGCTTCTCGCCGCCGCGCGCGACGCAGCTTTTGACGAGGGCGTTATAGGGGTTTCCGACGCCGTTATGGGTCGAGATCACCAGCACGCGCCCGCCCCACATCAAGAGCGCGAAGGCGGCTTTGAGCAGCTCGTCGAGATCGTCGTGGAAGGCCGCCTCGTCAATGCAGACGAAGCCCTGCATGCCGCGTAGGCTGCGCGGGCGCGATGGCAACGCGATGATCTCCTTGCCGCTGGCGAAGCGGATGCGGAAGGCCTTGATGCTTTTGTCCGGCTCGTCTTCGAAGAGGAATTCGTTCATCTCCTCGACGACCTGATCAAAGGTCTTGGCCCATTCCGCGCAGGTGTCGATCGCCTCGCGCGCCATTTCGAGATTGTAGCCGATGTAGAAGCAGTCCATGCCGCCCGCCGCGCCGGCGATCATCACCATGGCGGCGCAGGCCGCCCAAGTGACGCCGGTGCGGCGGCTCTTCTCGACGACGGTGACCTTCTCCTCCATCGCCGAAACGAAGACTTGCTTCTGATAGGGCAGGAAGAGATCGGGCGCCGCGCCCGATCTCGATTCCGCCGGCAGCGGAAAGGAGACGCGGTGCGCGATCCACTGCTCCTCGGTAATGAGGCGGGGGCTGATGTCGGCGAGGGCGGGGTCCATTTAGGCCGCCTTCTTCTCGATGCCGAGGATCTTCGCCTTCAGCTCGTCGGCCGTCTCGGTCGTGAGGCCCTTCGCCTTGGCGACGGCGTCGACGCCCTTGGCGACCTTCTCGGCAAACTGCTTTTCGCGCTTCTCGCGCGCCTCGGCGCTCTTGGCCTGGCCCTGGATGACGGATTGATAGCCACGCGCTAGCTCCATGGCGCCTTTCGGCGTGAGGTCGCCGCCGACCTGGTCGAGCACTTCGAGGACAGCCATCTTGAGAATTTCGCCGACGACGCGGTCCATCTCCTCGATCGCCTCTGGCGTCATGGACGGCGCCATGGCCTTCACGATCGCCGTGCGCTCGGCGTAGCGGGCGTTCATCGCCGCGACGCGCAATGAGCGCCGGTTGAACGCGCTCTTGGAGATGGTGAACTGTTCAAGCCCTTTGGCGGTGAGGCGGTCGTTCAGCTCGAAGAGGATGTCCGAGGCCGTGCGCTTGCGCTCGTTGAGCTGCTCCATCGCCCACTGGATGTCTTCCTGCCCTTCCTCAGGCACCAGGTCGAGGGAGGAGAGCCGGCCGCGCCCCGCCATGTCACTTCACCGGGCCGGGCTTCTTGACGCCCTCGATGACGATGCGGCGCTCGACATGATCCAGGCCCTTGCGCGTGACCTCGGCGATAAGCACGCTCGCGACGGCGGTCACGGTCACAGCGCCGAGATTTTCGAGATAGCGCAGCTCCTCGTGAACCCACTCGCGCGTGCGGTTGATCGCCCAGCGGCCGTCGAGGTCCTCGCGCAGCGCCTCGCTATTCCAGCGGCCGTCCGGCTGCTCGGCGAGATCGCGCAGGATGATGAGGCGGGCGTGCTCGCGGATGACGTCTCCCATGGTCACTTCCGATCTTCCCTTTCAGCGAGGCGGTCCTGGGCGCGTTCGTTCTGAGCAATGATGGTGCCGAGCTGCTGTGAGAGCGACTCGAAGCGCGCCTCCAGCGTGGCTCCGATCGCCGTGATCTTCGTATCGATGCGGTGCAGCTCTTCCCGCGTCGGCAAGTGCTTGATTTCCGTCTCGACGGTCGCCATGCGCTGTTCGATCTTGTCCGCGCGTTCGAAAAGACGTGCGTCGTCCTGGCGCAATTCGGCGATGTCTTCTTTCAGACCATCCAGCGCCTTTTCATCGCGGCGGGAGGAATTGCCCCGAAGCGCAATGATGATGGCGATCACCCCGGTGATCCACGGTCCTACCCACTGCGCCAGCGTGCCCCACTCCAGCCCGTCCTTCACCAAAACCTCCCCCCAAAGAAAGCCGCCGCCCCGGCGATGATGATGGGCGAGGCCGCGAGCGCGCATGCAGCGATGACGCCGAGCGCGTTTCGCAGCCGCGCTCTCACTGCTGTTGCGCGCCGCATTTGCGGCGCCAGTTTTCATTGTTGCCGGCGACGTCGCGCACGAATACCGCAAGGTCCTTGCAGGCCGGATCGCCCGACAATTCGCCCTTGGGGCATTGGCGCTTCAGCCACGCCTTCAACGCCGGCGTCGCGCGGGCCTCGACCATGGTCTTGCAGGTCTCGTCGATATAGACCGGGCCGCCCATCGCGAAAGCGCGCGAGGCGAGCACAAAATTAAAGACGATCGACAGCGTCGTCGAAAGAAGCAGCCTCGATCTCACGGCGGGTCTCCTCGGCTTTGATGGTCTCGGTCGCGAGATGCTCCGCGGCCCGCTGGTCTTTTTCGGCGACGGCGGCATCGACGCGTGCATTGGCCCAGCTGTCCAGCAGATATTTGAGCAGGAGGCCGGCGCCGATCGCGACGGCAGCGACGATGGCGTCGGGGAGAAACTGAAGCATCTCACCTCCCCAGCGGATCAGGTTCGGAATAGGCGCGCTTATCCTCGAAAAGCTCCGACAGCTCTTCGCGCGTCATGTCGCGGGAGGAAACGACCGGCGGCCGCGCGTAGGTCGAGCCGAGCATGGCGATCATGTCGGGCTCGTCTTCGTCGAGCGGCTCGACGACAAAGAGAGGATGCGCGATGGCTCGTAGCTCGGCCAAAACAGCGTCGGCCGCAATCGCCATCTGCGCACGCCAGAGCAAACTCAGAACGACATGCAGCGGGAAGGAGGCGAGGATCAGCACCAAAGCGACGTCGAGAATTATGCGCTCCATGGCGCGCTCCGATTGCGTGAGGAAGAAAGGCCGCCCCGGAGGGCGGCCGTTGCGCTATCGAGCCGCGCTCAGCTGCCGTCGGGCTTGGACCCGGCGAACAGCTGCGAGACCGGCGCCGCCGGCGTCGTGGTGATCGAGCGCATGAAGCCCTGGATCGCGCCCGCGAGAAGGCCCGCGATAGGGATGATGGCGATCTGTGGCACGCCAATATTGGTGAGCACGCCGACCCAATCGATACCGAGAAGCCAGGCGGTCAGATTGGGTAGAGTCGCCACAAGGGCGGCGACGAGATAGGTGCGAAGGCCTGTCCAGTCCATTTTGGTTTCCTTGCAAGTTAGCCCGATGTTCGAGGGATCGGGCGGCCCTTTCCAAGGCGGAAGGCGCGACGCGCCTTCAGCGTTTCGTGAGGTTGACGAGCTGCTCGGCGTGGAAATGCGCGGTTTGCAACACGTCGTCGGCGCTGAACCAGACGCAGACGATCGCGCCCTCTGGGCTATCGACGCCGACCTTGTCGACCGTCATGCGCAGCGTCGCCGAGCAATTGAGCCGCACGACGTCGCCGACCAGGAAGTCTTCGTCATCAGCCATCGCGCCCTCGCAGGTAGAGGACGCCGAGGAGGCAGATAATGGAGGCGGCAAAGGCGGGCCCCGCCCCGGCGCTTTGGCCAGGCGCATCGCTCATCCCCTGCGCGACGAGCGCCGCCGCGCCGAAGAGCGCCGAGATAATCGCCAGCAGGCCAAGAACGGTCATCAAAGCGATGCGCATGGTCACGCTCCGCGTAGCTTGGCGACGGTCATCGCGGTCGCGACGCCATCGGCCTTTAGACCGTTTGAAGCCTGAAAGGCGATGAGCGCCGCGCGCGTTCCCGCGCCGAAGATTCCATCCGTTCCGAGATGCTCGCCCCGCGCGTTGAGCAGCCGCTGCAGCTCGACGACGGCAGGGCCGCGGTCGCCGATGTCGAGCGTATCGTCGACTGCTGGCGTCGCTTTCGCGCCGATGAAAGAGCTGATCAGGGCGCGCCCGCACTCGAAATGCATGCCGTCCTCGACGCCGAAGCCCGCGCCCCAATACCAGCCATGCCGGTTGAAAATCGGCGCAATGAGCGTGAGGCCATATTGCACCCGCCCGTTACCGCGGGCGTCGAGCTGGCCGCCGATCTTGAGGTCGATCGCCGTGCCCCATGAGTGGTTCGAGATCGCGCTCGCCGAACCGCGCACCAGCCTTGCGCACGACATTCCAGCCGTGCCGAGCAGCGCGTAAATCTCGGGCTGTTCCGCCTTGATGTCCGCGAGGACGACGACAAGGCTTTCGACTGCCGGCTTGTAGCCCGAAACCATGAAGGGCCCGACATTGCGCGTCACCATCAGCGCCGCGAGAGCGCGGTTGGTGACGGGCTGGCAGTTCGCGCTATAGGACGAGCGCGGATTGCCGAGAGCGGCGAGCATGAAGCGATTGCCGGCAGGCTCGATGCCGACATTGATCTTCGAGGGGATGGGGACAAGGTCGGTCGGTTTCATGGCCCGACGCTACGCGCGGGGCGATCCCGAATAGACCCTGGCAAGTGTCAGAGGGTCAGTCGATCTCAACAGCAAAGTGTCGCAAAACGTGATCTAAAACAAGCTGGCTCTAAAAGAGGTCGCCTTGGTCGCCTCTGTTCGAACTGCGCAGCCGCGCCTTCACCCGGCTTACAGTGCGCACATGCATGTCGGTTGCGAGCGCTACGGCGTCGAGGCTCTGGCCTTCCGCGAGGCGCTCGGCGGCAAGGCGGCGCCGGCGCGACAGATAACCCTTCTCGCCAAGCGGAATGAGCACGCGGCCGCCGGCGAAATGGGCCCCGAGCCGATCGGCCGCCTCGCGTCCGACAAGCTCGACGAGCCAATGCCCGTCCGGCGCGCGTTTCGGGATTCCTACCCTCACCCCGCCATGGGTGTGCATCAATTGCAGCGCCGCCGGCAGGCCGGCGACGCGCGCGATCTCTGCGAGCGTCGGCGGGAGGTAGGCGTAGTCGTCGGACTCGATCACGCGGATTCCTCCGGCGCGAAGAAGTCGACCTGGTTGCCCCAATGGTCCCAGCCGGGACGCTGGCAGCGCGAGAACAGCTCCAGCTTGCGCACGCGCGGGAACATGCGCTCCAGCTGCTCGTGAAGCTCGTCGGGCTTGCGCGATGACTCGCGGATCGGGGCTTCGATGTAATTGCGCTCGCTGTGCGAGCAGATTTTCGGGCGGCCGATGGAGCCGGCGAGGTAAGGTTCTCCCGCCTCGCGCCACCAATGCCCCTTGCCGAAGTGACGTGCGTTTCCGGTTCGAGTGAGCTTGCCCCAGAAGCCCATGGTCTTCGGCTCGAAGCCCCAGCGTTTCACGAGATCGACCGCAAAGGCGATCTGCTCGGGGGTGAACCACATCACCAACGCGCAGTTGGGCGCGGCGAGCTTGTGGACCGGAAGGCGCATCAGCTCGCTCTTCGTCATCGTCTGATAGGGGACGCCCTTCGCGTTCCCGCGCTCGCTGAAGGTCTCGAAGCGCCAGGGCGGGTCCGCGAGGATGAGCCCGTAGGAGTGCGGATGGAGATCGCCGAAGGGCCAATCGCTCATCGCCCTCGCGCCTCTTGCTCTTTCGCGCGCTTGCGCTGCATCGACTCCTCGACGCGATCGATGAGGGCGTCTAGGACGCCCGAGTGATAGTCGCGCTCGCGCGGGCCGAGGCCGTGGTCCTTTTCGACCGATCGTTGCGCCTGGCGCAGCGTCGCGAGCTGGGTCGCGTCGGAATAGACGCGCTTCTCGGTCACTGCCGCCTCCACATGGCTTCGAAGGCGCTTTCAAAGCGCTTTACGGCGGCCTGGCAGCGCAGGACGATCAGCGAATTATCCTGCCGCGTCAGGCCGCCGTGCGAGAAATTGCCGGCGCCCTCGCGCACGAATGTGTCGTCGACCGCATAGGCCTTCAAATGCATGAAGGGCGCGGGCTCGGCCTTGTATCTGATCTCCACATTGAGCCGCGCCGCGAGGCGGTCGTAGACGGCGGCGAGCGGCTTCGGCATGCGCACGTCGGCGCCGTCGCGATAGAGGCGGATGGCGACGCCGCGCGCGGCCGCCGCGTCGAGCGCCTCGACGATGCGAATGTCGGTGAGGACATAGGCCGCGAAGTCGATGCGCGCCTTCGCCGCGCCGATCAACGCGACGTCGATCGCCTCCAGATTATCGGCCGGCGCATAGGCCTGCCGGTCGAGCCGGCAGGGGCTGGCGTTGGCGGGCGTGGCGAGCGCAAGAGTGGCGAGGAGGATTGTGAGGCAATTCATTTCCACCATCCAATCAATTTGCCGACGAAGACGGCGCCTTCATCGAGCATGCCATGTGTATCGATCCAGAACTGGCGCATCTCGTCCCATGATGCGAAGCCATCCTTGACTGCCAGCACGCCAAGGCCACTGCGCTTAGTAAGCCAAATGCCATGAATGCTGCCGCCCTCTTTGAAGGCGACAGTGCCCGTCGGTCTCGGCTCACACGGATAACCGACGCCGACGACGGCCCGCTCGTTGTGGAGATCGAGCGCTACATCGAGCACCGCTGCGCATGTTTCGCGCGCGATCAGGCGGCAGTGCCGTGTGCGCATCCCGGTGTAGAGCTGTAATGCCTCGCCCGGTCGCGCATGGCGTTTCCGATCCGCCCGGATCGTGTGAAGCTTCTGCCCGCTCAGGATCGGCTCGGCGAAGCGCTTCTGGAACGAGTAAGCGACCATCACTTCCCCTTGTTGCATTTCGGGCAGGGCGGGCCGTCGTTGGCGTCCGCGAGCTTCCATTCCATCCAGCGCGACGCGCCGCAGCGCGGGCAGTCGAACCGGCAGATTTCATTGCCGCGCGCGTTCCACCCGTGATCGCGATAGGCCATCAGCTGGGCGCGCGGCGCCCGCACGCGCTTGAAGAAATCGAGCTGGAGGACGGCGTCGGACATTACGCGGAGGCCCTTTCTTGGCGACGCGCAAGCGTCATCAGCCGACCTTGGATCGAGTTGCGGTGACGTCCTAACGCCTTTGCGATTTGAGAGACCTTCTTGCCCTCGCGCTCCAATTCAAGAAGACGCGCATCCTCCTCCGGCGTGAAACGCCGTAAGACGAAGCCGTTGCGCACCATCGTCGCAGGGCCTCTGACGCCATCCCAACATTTGGCTGGCTTCGGAGGCTCCGCGGCGAGCCTCAGGCAGTGGTAGGAAATAGCACTACTGCTCATGTTGAGCTTTTTGCCGATCCTCACATAGCTCCAGCCTCGCTCTCGCAAGGCGACGATCGTCGTGAGGTCATCGTCGGAGAGACGTCGATGATCTTTCACGCCGCCATCCTCCATTCGATCTGCGCCGCCGCCGTCCTGCGCGTCGCGTCATAGTTGCGCGCCTTTTGCAGCTGGCCGCGCGCGACCTCCCAGGCGTGCTTCTGGGCATGGCCGAAGGAGACGCCTTCGGTCGCCGCCCAGCGGCGCGCGAACGTCACGATCGCCGAGCGGTCGAAGCTGCCGTCTTGCCGAATAAGGCGGCGCCCAAAGATGCAGTTGATCGCGCCCGCGGAGAGCGGGCTCTTGCGTTGCTTTGCCATCACGCGGCTTCCTTCTTCTTCGCCTTCTTCGAAAGATGCAGGCGCAGCCAGCGGCCGCAGGCGGCGGACATGGCCTGCCAGTGTTCCGGCAGGTAATGCATCGCGCCGGCGACGGGCACATGGCCGCGCTTGAAGCACCATTCGACGAAGAACTCCGGCCAGGCCTGCTCGAAGGTCAGTCCATCGAGCTTGAAGGCGCCCGTCTCGATCAGGCGGCGGCAGGCGGCCTTGGCGACCGCCTTCTTCGTGTCCGCATAGCCGACCGAGGAGTCGCGCTGCGGCCATTCGACTCCCGCCTCGCGCGCGATCCAGCTTTTCAGCGCCTCGATCGCCTTCGCCGCGTCCGCTGGGTCTTTGAGGAAGCGCGTGTGCGAGAGGCCGGTCTGGCGCTCGACGAAGGCGAGGAGCGCCTTGTCGTCGCGCGAGCGGGCGACGCCGAGGTGATAGGCGGAGATCCACAAGGCGCGCAGTTTCGCCGCGTAAGGCCCCTCGGCCCTCTCGCTGGCGCGCCGGACCTTGCCGTTCTGGCCGGCAAGCGTCTTCAGCGTCTCGATGACCTTGCCAGCCTGCGCATGGGTGAGCCGGGTGGAGCTATCGACCTTGAACTCGCGCAGCAGATAGGCGCGATAGTCGGCGTCTGTGTAATGCGGAATCTGCCGGCGCAGCGCGTGGATCGCTTTGGTCTGAGCGAGGGCTGTCACGCTGCGTCCTCCATCTCATAAGGTCGCACCAGTGCCCGTTCGACCGAGACGAGCATGCGATTGGCGAGGCGCACGGCCATATGGGTTTCGCCCACGCCTTCGACCCGCCCGACGAAGCGGGCGCCATCGCCCGCGCCCGGCACCTCGATCTCGACTTGCGCGCCGAGGATCATGTCTTCTGCGTTATTCATGCCGCGCGCTCCAATCCGAAGCGATGCGCCATCAAGCGGCGATAGCCCTCGGCGTTCGAGAAGTTGTGGAAGGTGACGGGGTCTTTCCCCCGGCAGAAGGTGCGCCACTCGCCGTCGACCTTCGCCTCGACGACGAAGACGAGATCGACGAAATGGGTGTCGACGCACTCGCCTTCGCAGAGCATGCGCTTGGACTGGACTCGCGTCTCGCTGACGGTGAAGAGGCTCATTGCTGCGCTCCTTTATGCATTGGCGAGATCGATGGTGACCGGCCGCCACTGGCCGTCCGGCGCGTCGCGATCGAAGAAGCGCACATAGGTCTTGGAGCCGATGACGCGGATGCTGTCGCGCACGGCGTCCATGGCCCGCGTCCAGCGCTCATCCTCGATCGCGACGCGGAGCAGCATGAAGATTTCGCTTCGGTTGATCTTGCCTTCCTTGTCGACCTGGAAGGCGCGCGTCACGAGAGCGCGGATTTCGGTGCGCGCATCGGCCGACCAGTCCATCAGGCATTCGTCGACGAGCTTTTTCGCCGCCTGCAACTCGGGACCAAAGTCGAGCTGATCCTGCACCTGCACCTGCACCTTCATGAGGCCGTCGAAGGTGGTGAGCGTCAGATTGCCTTTCTTGCCGCCGAGCGTGGCGTTGTATTGCTCGTCGACGAGCGCCTGCAGCGAGCCGATGTCGTCGAAGGTGTGGCCGCGGAAACGCGCGATCTGCGCCGAGAGATCGCGGGCGAAGCGCATGATGTTACGCACCGTGTCGTCGATGAGGAGATCGACCGGCTTGATCGCCTCCTCCGGCACATAGGCGCCGCGCGCGTCGCGGCGATGCGGCTTGCCGTTGATCATGGTGACGGGCTCAGACATTTTCGATCTCCTGAATGACGGGCCGCATGGGCGCGGGAACGGGGAAATGTTCGATCTCTGGAAATTCAGCGTCGGCCTTGTCGCAAATCTCCTGCGCGACGGCGCGGACGAAGGTCGACGTGCCGTGCCCTTCGAAGCCGGTCTGCTTGCTGCGCCAGCCGATGTAGTAGAGCTGCTCGTTAGCCATTGACGGCGTCCTCCTTGGTTTTCAAAAAGGCGCGGGCAAGCGCTGAGACGGAGCGCCGATAGCGCTCGGTCGCATCGCGTTCGGCAGCGGTGAACTCCGCCTTGCACATCGCATCAAAGGCGGCGACGACGGCGTCGACCTCGGCGCTTTTGCCCTGGCGCTGGCGCATCTTCTCGACGAGCTCGTCTCTCGCCGCGCGAAGGTTGAGCGATGGCTTCGAGCGCAGCATGGCCTCGGCGCCGATAAAGTCGTGGATGACGGCGCCAAGCGTTTCGCCAGGCGCTTCCACGAAGATCGGCGCGGGCGCGATTCCTCGCGCCAGCAGCTCCTCAGAGCAGACCAACGCCTCGGCAAGTTCGATCACCGCGTCCGGAGACAGGCGCAGCGCGGCGCGTCTGCCTCCACGCAGGATGTTACGCGCTATTTCGAGAGGCGAGATCGGCTCCTCCGGCTCCGGCAGCATGCCGCGGCCACGCAATTGGCCGAGTGACAAGGCGGCGCTTTCCAGCGCGAAGACGGTCTCGGCGAGCGTCGCATCGCTCGCGATCTCCGCCTCGACCTTGTTGGCGCCGTGAATGACGGTCGTATGGTCGCGTCCGCCGAGCGCCTGACCAATCTGGGGCAGGCTTTTCTCGGTGAGCTTGCGCGCCAGATACATGGCGATCTGGCGCGGGGCGATGACCTTCGCCGTTCGGCGTGCCGAGCGCAGATCAATCTTGGAGCACTTGAAATGCTCGCAGACAACGTCGATCACGTCGGAGATGGCGACGGGGCCGCTCATGCCGCGTCTCCTTCGTCTTTCGAGCGGTTAAATTCCTGCTCGTCGTGGAAGACCTCGCGCAGGTCCACGACCTTGCCGGCGCGCATCCCATCGCGGATCGCCGCCTCGCGAAGATGGCCCGCGAGGAAGTCGGGAATTGTCAGCGCCTCGATGCGGCAATCCGCGGCGAGGAGGCGGGATTCGAGGAGCAGTATCTCGTCTTCGAGAGACCGGGCCTCGATGGCGAACATCTGGAAGGCGGTGATGATGATCTCGACGCCAGCGGGCGTGAGCGCATCGCCGGAGTCGAGGTGCTCGCGGATGAAGCCGCCGAAGGCCATGAGGTCCGCTGAGAGGCAGGGAGCGACGGCTTGGACAGCGTCACGCATCGACGCCTCCCTCTGCCTTGAGCCGCGAATGCGCGCAGCCGGAGCGGCAGGCGTGATACATGGCGACGCGATGCGGGCTCGACGCGTTCAGCGGCATGTCCTGCTCACGCAGGCAGCGATCGCGACGGATCGGGCCCGCCTCCGGACAGTCGACCGTCTCCTGCATCATCACGCCGCGCACGAGCGCCTCGATCTTCGAGACGTCCTTGGCGCGATAGTTGTTGGAGATGAGCTGGGAAACCGTTGACGCCGAACGATCGAGACGGCGCGCGGCGTCCGCGACCGAGGTGCGCCTGGCATATTTTGCCAGCTCCTCGATCCAGTCGGGGATATCCGCGCCCCAGGACTGGCGGGCCTTGGCCAGAAAATCGACCTTACCGGAAGGTAAAGAATTAACGTTAACGGGAGCGCTCATAGCGAAACCTCGCTCGTTTCTGGTTCGCCGACGATTTTTTGCGTGTTGGGATCGAAGACGATCTTCGTCTTGAAGATTTTCGGCGGCTTCGGGCCAGTGTTTGCTTTTGGCTTCAGCGCGTAGCGGCCAGCGCGGGCGCCGGTGCGGCCCGGCGCGCCCTTGCGATATGGCGTGATCACCCGCACAACCCCGGCGTTGATCAAGGCGCGGATGTATTTGTCGGCCGTGTGCTGCTTGATCTCCATGTCGCCGGCCTGCGCCTGGAAGCACAGCTCTGCGATCGAGAAATCCTGCATGCGGCGCATGGTCTGCCAAAGCCGCTCGCGGATGACGCCGCGCTCGCCGGTATAGTCGGGCCGACGTTGGACGGGAGCCGCGCGGGAATTCTTTGCGACGCGATAAACATTCGCGTCGCAAAGCCTATTCGACGGCCGCTCGCCAATCTTCTCGATGTAGCCCCCCTTTGCGAGAAACAGCATGTAGCCTTTGACGGAATTGTAGGCGACGCCGCTCGTGCAACCGACAATGTCGTTGATCGTGAACCCGCCTTTTGAGGAAAGGTCGCGCATTTCCTTCCAGTAATGTTCGGGCCCGCGCGGGAGATGGATGGGGAGATTGAAAGGCCGCTGCATCAAGCGTCCTCCCGGTATTTCGGAGACTTCGTCTCGAAATGCATGTTGCGATAGGTTTCGACGTCGAGCTTAGCGAGGCCGTAGTTGCGGCAGTGCTCGATGATCTCCTCGCAGGCCGTGACGATCAGGCGGGGCCGACGGTTGTTGCGCTGCCTGATCTCTTCGAGGCAGGCGTCGTCGATCTCGATGCCCGGCGCGAAATAATCCACGAGCTGGCGCGCGTCTTCCTGATTGCAGGAGACGCCGGGCTGGCGCTTGAGCACGCGGCCATCGAAACGGCTGATCTTCGCCACCTCCATGGGCAGCACTTCTTCGCCGACGAGGATGAGCGGCATGCGCGCGGCGTCGGAGATGGAACGCAACGTCTCCAGCATGTCGGGCTTCGCCGCCATCTTGTCGGCTTCATCGATGATCAACGGGCGCTCGGGCGCTTCGGCGATGAATTCGACGCACATTTCTTCGAGCGTCGCGATCGTGCCGCGCGCGCCGGGAACGCCCAGCTCCGCAAGCAATGTCTTGAGGAGATGGCGCACCGACCAGGTCGGTTTCGCCGTAAGAATGACGCCGTCGACCATATTGCGCACATGCGTCGCGGCTTCGGTCTTTCCGATGCCGGTCGGCCCGTAAAACAGCACGATATTCTGGCGTCCGTTGCCGCGCTCCATCACACGCGTCGCCAGCGCATAGAGCAGCTGGACGTTCCGCAGCGGGAGCCTCTTGTGTTGGACCTTCTTTTCTCTCATAGTGGCGATGTTCCGTTTGTCTGAAAGGTCGCTGGCTGCACCCGGCGGCCTTTCGCTTTTCAAAAACTCACTCGATCGAACGCTTACTCAACGCGACGCCTTGTCGAACTTGGCCTCGAACTCGCTCATGGCCCGATATTCGTGGCTGAGCTGGTAGCCGCCGAGCCAAATGGCGTCCTCGCTCGGGATCTGCTCATTGTTGGCGAGCCGCGCCTCCAGCTCCTTGGCGCGGCGGAATCTCTGTTGCGGGGTCTGTGTCGGCCGGAGCGTGCGGACCTGCGGGTTGGACGCTGGCTTTGAGGGCGTTTCGACGGGCGTTTGAGGCGGCGTTGCGGGCGCCGTTCCAGCCGCCTCGCTTGCCGCCGCGAGGCCGGGCGTCGTGTAGCTTTCCTCGCGCTTGGGGAATTCGACGAGCTTGCCGGCTTCCAGGGCGGCCTTGCGCACGATCGTATCGACCATGTCGCGCGGCTTGATTTTGCGCATGTCGGCCCGCAGCTCGGCCGCGCGCTCTTCGAGCAGGCGCTTTTGCTGGGCGCGCGCCTCCATGACGGCGGCCTTCGGGTCGATCCCCGCCAGCTCCGGGCAGATGGCCTCGCCGAGGAATTCGGCGCCGTCCTCGGAAAACAACCAGGCGCGGCCCATGTCCTCGGGGTCCATGCGGACGAAGACGCGAGTCTCGGGAAGCACATTGGGTGCGAGATAGTAGCTGTGATCGATGCGCACGCCGCGTTTCGTGACGGAGCGCATGCCGTCCGTGCCGGCGATCGGCGCGAGAAGGAGATCGAGCGCGCGGACATCGTCGATCTTGCGCACAACGCCGGCGAAGGACGCCGCGGCCTGGAAGGGCGTTGCGCCGTCGATGCCGTCATGTGGGCGATGGGCATAGCGGCCAGAGGCCCAATCGTCGCAGATTGCCTGCAATTCCTTGGCGGTCAGCTCCGCCTTGAAGATTCCGGCATCGTCTATGCCCAGTCGTTGCGCGAAGGAGCGACGCTCTTCGATCCGCTTGCGGTCTTTGACGTTGTGGCCGACGAAGCCCGGCAGCAGTGGACAGAGATCGTGCTGGAAGTTCTTCACCGCCCGCTCGATATGGCCCTTCTGTTGCGGCTGGTGCGGGTCGGAGACCTCGACCTCTATGCCGAGCGCGGCGAAGAGGCGCTGAGTCGATTTTGCCTTGAAGTCTGACCCATTGTCCGTCTTGACCCGCTCGGGCATACCCCAAGCGATGATGGCGCGACGCATAAGCAGCTGCACGGCTTCCGCGCGCGGCGTCTTCGATACATAGACGACGAGCCGGCGCGAGAAGATATCGACGCAGAGATAGACCGAGTGGCGCCCGTCGACGCAGAGTGCATCCACAGGCGAGGCGTCGATCTGCCACAGCTCATTAAGCCGCGAGACGGGGTGCGAATTGGAGCCGGAAAGGCGGTAGGTCCCGCGATACTTGTCCGGGTTCGTCACCCGCGTGAGCAGCACCTTGTCTTCGCGCTCGATCTTGGCGCGCATGCGCTGGAAGGAGCGCAGTGAGACGTCCTTCGCCCAGGGGAACTGCGCTTCCGCCAGCGTCTTGAGATGATCGGCCGAGAGATGCGGCTGATGGGCGACGGCGGCGAGGAGGAACGCCCTTACCTTGCCCTCCTCGCCGGACTCGAGCTTACCCTTACCCCTACGCGCGGCGCCCTTGTCGACGCCGAGCCTTTGCAACTCCCCGCGGCGCTTGTGCGTGCGCCAGCGCGCCAGCGAGGGAGCCGAGAATTCCTTGACCGCTTCGCGCACCCAGGGCGCGACCTCGATCTGTCCGAGCCGGTAGAGCCCGGCGAAAAGCCTGTCCGCGACATGCTGCGAGAGGCCGCTCTCGCGCGCCAGACGCTCAGCGGCGCGAAGAAGTGCGAGGCGTGCATCGCGCGCCTCCTGCGCCGCGATGGTAAGGCTGCCTCCTCCCGATCGCGCATCTTCCGCCGCAACGTCGACCGCGCCCACATGCCGCGCGACATAGCCGGCGAGCGAGACGGGCGGCAGAAGGTCGATGTGATATTCGATGCGCTCGCCGCCGCGGCCGGCGACGACGCGGGCGAGCGGATGTCCATGGCTGTCTTTTCGCCTCAGCCAGCCCTCGCGCTCGGCATAGTCGAGCCAGCCCTGCTTGGTCGCAGGGAGGCCCGGCAGGCCGAGAGCGGCGAGGTCGGAAGCGGAAAGCCAGTCGCGCATGACGTCAGCGAGCCTCCCGCAACTGCTGGCGCTCGATGGCGTCGATACCGTCATGCTCCGGGTCGAGAACGGCGCGGAAGGCCAGGTCTTTGAACCAGCCGGGAGGCAGTAGGCACGCGACGCAGAGGCTGTGTTCGGCGCCCGCGACCAGAACGAAGGTGACGATGTGCCGCCCGCATTCGATGCAGTCGAATTCGCGCGTGCTCATCAGGCGGCCTCGTCGCTCTTGGCATGGACAAGGCCATGGGTTTTTAGGAAATTCGCGCGCGTCCGCTTACTCGCCTTGCCCCACAAATCGATAAGCTGGGCGTAGATGCGCGCCTGCGGATCGTCGGTTTTCGGCTTGTCGACGCCGATGACGACGCGGGCCTCGGCAACGCGCTTCGCCTCGCCACGCTTGATGGCGGCGGCGGCGTTCCGTTGCTGTTCGGGCGCGAGTTCGACGAGCTGCTTCAGCTCGACGATATTATCCTCGATCATCGTGCCGCGGATTTCGGCAACCGCTTGCTGATCGAGCGCATTAGCGATGCGCACCGCCTCTTTGACCTGCGTCTCCGAGAGGCCGATGCGCGCCGCGGCCGCCTTCGTGAAGCGCGCGGAGGAAATAATGGCGGACTCTGCCATTTTTTTATCCCCTTGCAGCTTCTCGATTTTCGGCTTGCGTCCCCGCGTCTCGCCGCGCTTGGCGTCGGCCACTTTCTTGGCCTCGGCCAAGAAGATTGCGCGGTCGAGCGCGTTGAGTCCCGCATTGGCGAGGTTCTCGAAGACCTCGTCCTCGAAGGCCTCCTCCGTGCCCATTATCTTCACGACGACATCGACGCCGACGCTGAGCGTCTCGACGCCGACTTCATGAAGGCAGGCAAGGCGATGACCGCCCGCCACGAGTTTGTAGGCCTCTCCCTCCGGCCGCACGATGATCGGCTGGATCAGCGGGCTCTTGCCTTCGCCGATGCGCTGCTCGGCGATGGCCGCATAGGCGGCGACCGTGTCGGGATCGAGTGGTCGTAGACGCTCGCTAGCGTCGATCTCGGCAATTGCGATTGTTTCGGCGGTCATTCTTGGTCTCGTCGAAAAGGGGCTCTGGCAAAGACGCGCCGCTACGCTGACTGTGAGGAGGAAAGCGCCGCGGCCGGGGAGGAGTTGTGCCCTGGGAGGCCGGCTGCCCGGCCGCGGCGAAGGTGGGGCGAGAGTGATGTCGAGGCTCGCCCGGAAACGTCGTTAACCAAGAGTTAAGCGGCCTCCCCCCGCGGCATGGACGGCGGAGTGGGCCACGCGCTAGGCTCGGCTGAGGGCCGCGCGATCGGCTTTGTGGAGATGACCTTGCCGTCCGCGTCGAACCATTCGGGCCACAACTCCTGGAGCGAAACCCCGAGGAATTCGGCAATCGCTTTGTTCGCGCGCAGATGCGGGCGAGACCAGAGCGCCCAAGACATGGAGCTCGGGGAGAGCCTGGCCTCAGCGGCCAATTTGGTGAGCGAAGAGCCGCGACGGGCAATCTCCGCCCGGATCGCATGCCGATCCCACTTGCGATTCATTTGTGTCTCGAACAACGCGCATCCCTCGCGTCACAAATCATCTATGCCTGAACATCAAGGATTGCTGAAGCGCCGTCAAGCATTTTTGATTGAGATTGTCGCATGATCGGCCAAAAAGACGCATATTTGTCTGAAATGGCGGCCCGGATCAGGGGCTTGCTCGCGCCGTACAAGTCGTTCCGGCAGGCGTCTGAGGTGCTGGATATCCCTGAGGCGACGCTCGCCCGGCTGGCGCGCGGCGCCAACGATCCGACTTCCGAGACATTGTTGAGGCTTGCGTCGAAGCTCAACGTCTCCGTTTCATACTTGATCGGCGTCTCCGACGAGCCGCGGCAGCATCTCGGCTCCGCACAGCCACATCTGGAACTGAAGCGCGTCCCGAGCCTCGACGCTCGCGTTGCGGCTGGCTCCGGGCAGGTCAATCACGCCGTCGCGGTCGAGCAGATGCTCGCCTTTCCGGTTTGGATGCTGCAGCGGCTTGCCCCGCCCGGCGCGAAGCTCGCCTTCATGCGGGCGCATGGCGACTCCATGCTCCCGCTCTTCGCCGACGGCGCGCTGCTGCTCATCAACGAGAACGACAACGAGCTACCAGACCATCCGCCGCGGCCGAAGAGCGAGTTCGACGCCCCGGACCTGTACGTCCTGCTGCAGGATGACGTCCTGCGCGTGAAGCGCCTACGCAAGATCGGCCGCGGCGAGCTGCTCCTCCTGTCGGAAAACCGCGCCTACGGCCCGGAAGTGCTGCGCGGGCCGGACCTGAAACGATGCAAGATCATCGGCCGGGTGATATGGTGGGACAGCCGATTGTGAGGCAATTCTCCATGAAGAAGCTTTGGGAGCTGCTGGTTGCCGGCGTTTTGGGCGCGACGATCGTTATGGCGGCCATCATCTATTCTGGTGAAAAAGGAATCGAGAAGCGCGCCAGCCAGGTGGATGTGCCTCGGCCGGGGACGGCAGCGCCTTCGCTTGAAACGGTCGCCGCTTCGACGCCACCGATCGATCCAGAATGGCCCGGTGCCGCCTTCCCCTCCGATGCCTGGAAGAACAGCGAGCTCGAGTGGTACGTGCAATGGAAACGCGTGCGCAAATACGCGCGGATCGCATACCAGACCTCTCAGCCAGCCGGCTTCCCGCCTCTGAAAGGACAGGCGCGCGAGCTATGGGCGAATGTCGCCGGCTGGTCTGACGGGCGCCAGAAATCAGCCTGCCTCCCGGCCGCAGAGCAATTGCACAAAGCGCTCTCGGCGCTCGATGGCGGCGAGCCTGGCGGCTTCCCCGCTTTGCAAGCTTCCGAGACCGCCGGCGACAAGTGCCGGGCGGCGGCGCAGGCCGCAATGCGGCGACGCTAAGGCGCGGGGCCGGGTCCGTATTTTTGTCGCATTATACAACTTTCCTCTTGTGCCCTATGTCGTATTATGCGACTCTCAATCATCGAGAGAGCGCGGGGCTCCTCGAGGAGATTGAGAGAAAATGGAAAAAATCGACCCGGCCGCCCTTGCCCTCGAAATGATCGCCGAGATCCTCGACAAGGCGGGCGAAGAGATGGAGACGGAGGGGCGCTAAGCCCCTCCCTTACTCACCCGCCAAGAAAAAGGAGAGATCAGATGACGACCGTGAACGAAGCTATCCTCGCGATCAAAACCAACGTCGAAGCAGACGGCGGCATGCTGGAAAACCTTGTCACCGAGTGGTGCAACGCCTCGGAGGTCGAAATCGGCGAGCAAGGGGATATCTGGATCGCCAACCCCCAACGTGGCCATTGGCTCAGCGACGAGCGCAAGCGCGAATTCGTCGAGTGGTGCAACGCTCAGTGACCCAAGCCGAATTCACTGCCGCTCGCGACGCGCTGGGCCTCAACAACCCAGCGCTGGCGCTACTGTTGGGCGTCCACCGCAGCATCGCTTACAGGTGGGAGTCCGGCCATACCCCAATCCCGCGCTACGTCGAGATCATCCTCACGGAGCTGCAGCTGTCAGCCGGGTTTCGCAAGCGGCTCGGAATTGGGTCGAGCAGCTCGCCATAAGCCGCCTGCGAAGGCCCTGAAATGGCCATTGAAGAGGCATCGATGGGCCTCTTCCGGTTTACTCTTTAGTCGTTTGGTAGACTATTCTCCGGGGCGCTTGAGCCCTAGAACATCCTGGGAGTTTCAAAATTTTGAAATTTTGACGATCAGGCCGCACCACTTGGCACTTCGGCGCTCCGCCACAATGTCGACCCCAGATTTTCTGGGCTTTTCGCCCCATTTGGCTCTTCGGCCGGGCGAGATCGCTGTATCATCTGATCTGTCGCGCCGCGCCGCCCACCGGACTTCCTTTTCGGCCGCAACGGCCCTGGAAATCAGGCGTCGGCCCGCGAAATCCCGCCTAATTCCGGCCAACCCCGCCTATCTCATATGATCTGTCGCGTCACACGCCGCCAGGCGGGCGGCCCGCACGAGGCCGCGCACCGAATTGCCGAGGAAGAACTCTTCGCCCAGGTCTTCGAGCCGCAATGCCGCCTCCCGCGCCCGGCCCTGCGAGATGAGGCTCGCGCGCAGC